TTGTTCCCAATGCTCTTTTNGCCATGCTTTATTCCTCCTCGAAATATGCTTTGAAACTGATCACCTTGCGGTATAAATCCACCTGAGCCTCGTAAAGCTCAACACCTTCGCCCTCAAAAACAATCTCGTTAATACGCGGACCGGTGCCAGCCAGTCGCTTGCCCTCAAACCCCATTACCAGTTCCTGCACCTCGCGGCCTAGTGCTCTCACCGCTGATGCCCGGTCATGGATTACGTTAAGCTCAACTGTCACCCCTTTGCTGTTATGCCATCCCTCCAGACTCTTGTCGTAGTCTCCCAGCGTAGTTGTGTAAATAAGATAAGGTGCTTCCATGCCCTCTGGTGCGCGCATCGGGAACACCTTATTATTTAGGCTGGTTATGGTCATTAGCTCGGTTCGCAATGCCGCCTCAAAGGTCATAGAATCACCTCAACTTGTCAATTTCTTTTGCCAACACATCAACAACAGTTTTCTCGATTCGTTCTTTGTTGTCCACGAGNCTATCNCGCAAATAATGAAAGCCCGGCACATAGCCGCCATTTTTTGTTATAAAACCATATTCCTGCGACGCAGGATAATAATATCTCTTGCCGTCTTTCGTGGTTTTCACAAACACATCATTCATGGCCGGGTTCATGGTAACCTGATATACTTTTTTACCTTTCCTTCGCGTCTTTTCACCTTTCAGGATGATGCCTTCTTCCAAAGCGCCGGTAAGAAAAGGCGCCTTGGCTTTGGCTGCTTTTAGGGCGATTTGTGCTCCCTTTTTAGCGGCCTTGGTAACGCATTTTTGGGGGAGCTTGCCCAATTTGCGGATTGTCTGTTCCAGTTCTTTCATGCCCTCGATTTCAAATTTGACCCGCTTTGCCATCACTTCACCTTCTTGCAGTACAACAACAATTCGCGATTCAAGTTTTTAACGTTTATAGCCGAAAGAATCTCATATACGCCCTCGTTATCCTGAATGCGCATTTCGTTGGTTACTCCCGGCACATAGTACGTCCGGAACTTGACTTCAACCTTGCTTTGTGTCTGCTCCGCTGCAAAGAACTCATTACCCAACAGCGGCTCCTTGCTTGCCCACAGGTCCGTTAACCCCTCCACCGGTTGCCAATTGTTGATAGGCTCGCCCTCTGCGTCGTAGCCGGCCTGCAACTGCAGTACCGTTATCTTGCTTCGCATGTCGGCTCTCATGGCCCTGACACCTCTATATATTCTTTCGATAAAGCAAGGTGAGCTTTTAGGGCGTTGTAACTTCGCATGAATAGCTCCGCTTGTGCCGGTTCCTCGTAGCCGAAATGGGCCTTGCAGTAAACGGTGATAGCGCGTTTGATGAGCGGGTCGGTATCAACGATCCTATCCGGGTGCACTCCGGTCAAGCGCAGGTCTGCTTTGGCCGCGTCAATTAGGTCTTGAATTTCGGTATCCAAGGCAGCACCGCTGACCCGCAGGGCGTCTTTTACATCGTCAAGTATAGGCATTAGGAATCACCGCTTTTCTTTTTGGCCCTTTTCTCTTCCGGCTCTTTTTTGGCAGTTTCAATCAGCTGCACATAGGGCAGGTAGCCCTTGATATATCGCTCCGGCACCTCAATGATCTCGCCTGGCACGATGTAACCCTTCCTCAAAGGGCACCAAACCCTTTTTAACACTTTGCATTTCATGTTCTCACCTCCCAAAAGGAAAGGGAGAGAGGGCACAAGGCCCTCTCATTATACGTCTTAATCGTCCGAGACTGGCAGTACGTCAATCTTCGTAATCGCCGTCGGCTGAGCAATGTTGCAATCGAAAATGACGGTGCCTCGGAAGTCAATAGCGTTGTTCAGGAAGCCGGATTCTGCGCTGCTCTCTACCCTGATGTCCTGGGACAGGTTGCCGACAACTTTTGTGAAGTCGCCAAAGAATACAACACCAGCAGCGACATTGTCATCGATGAGAACAGGATATCCCATTATCCGCCATGCCCCGCCGTCGGCAAGGCTCTGGATTGCTATTAGATTGCCGTTGGCGTCTGTAATCTGCATAATCTGCTGATAGAAAGTAGCTTTGTTCATCAGCCATTTTGCATTTGCATCGAATGCAGAAGGCAACATAGCTATACAGTTGCAGATATCCTCATAGCTGATATTGTTCTGATACTGCACATAGTTCACACCGGCGTTCCAAACCTGAGCATTGGCGATGTTGCCAGATACGGTCGGGCCGTTGATGATTTCATTGTCGATAGCAACAGCGAGATCCTCACCAAGCGTCCTTGCCAGCCAATCTTCAAAGGCATCAATGGCCATTGCCCGGATAGTTGCCGATATTCTCAACACCTTGATGAACTCATACCCGGTCAGGTTGACAGATACAAGAGTATCAGCGGCAGGGTTCACAGGGTCAAGTTCCTGATGTGCCTGTGCAGGATTCCTTACCCCCTGAACGGCAAGGCGAAGGTTGCCAGGCACACGGAGCAGAGTAATATTGTTCAGCATAGGTGCAATCTTCGTCATCTGGTCGAAGATTTTGTTATAGGTTTGAGTAGGCACCACAGCCCCAGCGGTCGACGACACCAGGGTGAATGTCCTCTGCTCCGACTCGGTCAGCGGCCGACCAAGCAGCCGCTTCAGGAATGCGCTCCTGTATTCAGGGCCTGAAACGACATCCTCAACAGTGCGCTTCTCGGTGTTCTCAACCTTTGCCACGGTGCGGCTCTGCACCGTGCCGACTTCAATGCCCTTGGCAACCTCGAGGCGCCGCCTCAGTTCCTTTTCTTCGGCTTCGAGTTGCTTCAATTCTTCATTAATAGCATCAAGATCTACCTGAGCATCACTTTCAAGGATGCCGCGAATCTCCACTTTACGCTCTGCTATTTCAGCTAAACGCTTTTCAATCAACATGGTTATCATCCTCCAATTAAAGATAAGTCTTTGCAATTAGCCGCTTCCGCAGTTCTTCAGCAGCCTCCGCCGCCTGGCGCTCGGCCTCCGCCTGCGCCTCGAAGTAGCTTCTCGCGGCTATATATGTCTGGTCATATGCCGGGGTATCCACCGCCGACACATCCCAAATGCGCTTGAATCGTTTTATTGTTCTAGTGCGTGTTTCTTTGTCATAACTATCCTCTGCAACAGTAAAGGCGAAGCTCATTTTGTCGATGTCGCCTCGCTTTATTAGCTCGTATAAATCTCGCCCGGCCGTAGTGTTGGCCAGCTTGGCCCGGATTAGCAAGCCCTTATCATCGGGAATAAGTTCCAGGGTTTTGTTGCGAGTCCGAGCCATGACCATGACACTGTCGCTGTGGTTGTACTTGAACGGCACGTCTTTCAAATCCGTACCATCTAAAGCGCCACGTTGAATAACCTCGTAGTATTTAATGCCATCTATCTCATACATAACGGTCGGGCTGTCATAAACGATCGCCCGGCCTTCGACTATCATTTCATTTTCATTATCTTGCACCGGTTCTAATGCTCTAATTTCGGCCAGTCGGATTTCTTTTTGAGCAGGATTCATCTTCTTTTCACTCCCTCCCTTGAATTGCGTCATGCACACAGCATATCTCTGTTTTTCGTCAGGGAATTCGCTAATCATTGTTTCATCGCTCATACAGCGTTTCATAAATTCATCCTGCGTCTCGCCATCTTTAGGCTTGGGTATCGGCATTATCATCATCTCCCATACTTAAATAGAGCAGCACAAAAAGAGTAGTCGTTTTCGTTTTTAAATTACTTTTAATCTAATCTTAGCTTTCATCTGGGATATTATCATCTTCGCCCAACTGATACAAGTTTTGCTTATCTGCTTGCACATAGTTCAGGGATACTAAGCGCTTGTCGCCGTCCTCAACGGGGGCCAAGTTAAATATTTCTCTCGCCTCATTTATAGTAAGCAATCCCATCGGTACCAGTTGCTCTACCATTGCTATTTTCGTTTTTACACTCGCATATTGCAACCGGTTAGCTTCAAAAATTATTTCATTTCCAAACCCCCGCTCCCGTTCGGTGAATAGCTTTGATGTAAATTCAAGGGACATTTGCACGGCCAAAGGTTCGATGGTGCTTTCATAAAAAGCGGCCCATTGATCTTCCGTATAGTCACCCCGAACAATGTTTTCCGATACACCGAAATATCTAAATACAGCGTCCCGCAACTCTTTCATTTGGGCTGCATTCACCATGACCGGCTGATTTTTCAACTCAGTATATTCAGCCTTGCCATCAAGAGCAGCCACTCCGCCGGTGTTTTGCAATGTCATATACTCGGATACAAACCGATCCCGGCTTGCTTTAATATCTGCCTCTTTCAAAATGCCTTGATATTTGAGAATGCCCCTCAAGCTTGCCGACGTTTTGACCGCTTGGGGCATACTTTCGTTCATAGTGTGAATTACTGAAAGTGTCGCATCTATAGGTTTGTTTGACTCGCCAAGCAGGTCGTTTTTATAATAGTGCCTTCGCAGATGGATAACTTCTGAATAAGGCAACACCACTTGCCCACTATCAGCAAACCGAAATCTAACATAAATATTCTTACTGTCATCTTCTAAAAACTCCGCCGAAACGCAGTTTATCGGCCAGATTGCCACCAAGTTTGTCCCATCCCATACTGGGTAAGCAAATGCATTATTGTCAATAGCCCAGGTGGTGATAAGCCGGTACAAAAAGTCATATGCATTCATATTTTGATTAGGGCGTACTGTAAGTAGTTTTTCAATGCTCCCGCCCACAGGAATTACTTGGCCGTTTACCCTCCGGATATGTTTAGCGCGCAGTTTCGCCCCATTTCTTGCGATAGCATCAACAGCAGCCCTTACCACATCCGCGGCATATGGATTGCCGTACCACGGTGTAAATATTGGTGTGTGACCAGACAGCATACGTAGCTGTGTTGTTTGTTGTCGGGGGCGTAAGAATCCAAATATTATTTGAAACAAGCTTCGTTTTTCCGTTTTAATCACCACCCTATCAGGCCTTTGTAGTCCTCGATCTTGCTCTGGAGCACGGTGTAGGCAATAATGAGCGCCACCGCAGGGTCAATGCGCTGTCTCTGGTTTCGCCCCTTCACGGGCCGGATGTTCTCGTTCTTGTCGACCTCCACGGCCATGTTCGTCAGAGCCCAGAGGAGAACCGGGTTACGGTTGTAGTTGATCCGCTTAGCCGCGAGATCGGCCTTAAGTTCTTTCATAGGTGCGCTTAGAGTCTTAGCGCCCATGATCACTGGCAGGAGGTTCTCGCCCTTCCTGTAGCCCAGGCGGGTCTCCATGTCCTCGACCCAGGCGGGCGAGTTCCATGAGTCGTAACCCAACCAGTAGACGGAGATGCCGTACTCCGTAAGGAGCTTGTTGAACCAGTCCGTGACGTAGCGGTAATCCACCCTGTTCCCAGGGCAGGTGGTAATCAGCCCGCGTTCGACCCACCGGTCGTAAGGGACCTTGTCCTCCTTGGAGCGGACCTCCACGCTCTCCTCGGGCATGAACGAGTGCGAGAGCACATAGAGCTGCGGATCGCCGGGGCGCATGATGATGACCGCCCCGGATGTCAGGTCGGTTGTGGCCGAGAGGTCTACGCCGCCGATGCCGTAAGTGTCGCGTAGCTCCTCAAGGTCGAACGTGGCCTCGTTGTTCGCCTGCTCGAATGTGAGCCATGCGCCGGCCACTGTCTCACGAACGTTAAAGTCCTTAGTAAGGACTGTCGGCAGAAAGTTGGGGTCATTCTTCGCCCGCTCGACGTTGGCCGCCAACTCTTCGTAGCTCTTAATTGCCCCAAGGCCCGGATTGGCCTTCTCCCAGGCCCGAAAGTCCGTCCACTCGGAGCGATCGTCCAGCTCATACAGGAAGGCTAGGAACCGCTCGTCCTCGACCACACCGTCCAGCACCCGGCAAGCGTAGTCGTAGATGTCGTCGTAGATGCACTCCCGCACAAACCCAGCCGTCGTGATCATCGNCAGCAACGGCTGCTGCCGCGCAACCATCGATTGCTTCATGACATCGTAAAGGTTGCGGTCCTTTATCGCATGGAGCTCATCCATTATGACATGATGGCTGTTGAGACCATCCAGGCTGTGGCTCTCACTGGCCAATGGCTCGAATTTTGAAAATGTCACCGGGAAGTACAGGTCCGTTTTGCGCTTCTTGAGATGCTTCCTCAACGCGGGTGACTGGCTGACCATGTTCACGGCTTCGGAAAAAACGATGCGCGCCTGGTCTCGTTTGGTATTGTGCGTCGCTATGAGCCTGTCGCCCGCTAAGAACAGGTGAGACGGACTATCCACCGCGATACAGCGCGCCGGCTTCGGTTCAACCTCCTCGACTGCCACGATCCAGCGATGCCGAGCCTTTGTACTCGACCCGTTGCGCTGGATCTGCCTCTCCCGCTTGCGGGAAAGATTGAACACCGGTGTGTCGTCGTACGCCTTGAACGAAACAATCCAGACGTCGCTGCGCCCGTTAGTTGGCGCCGAGCGAATGTGCGCTTTGAAACCCAGCCCAAGGACAAGTTCGTGCACATCCCTGGCTAGGCGCTCGCATACTGACACGAACCTGCACTCGCCAAACTTGGTGATGGTCCCATCCGAATCCATCAGCCCGCGGAGCAGGTCCATGCGCTGCTCAGCGCTGGCCCTCTTGTAAACGTCCGGGATATGCTTGTTCTCAAGCAGCCCCATTTGCCGCAGGGTTGTGCGAATGCCAAGAATGGTCCCGTATACGAGGTTGCGCTTGTACGAGTAGTGAGGGGAAAACTTGTACCCCCTCCTCTCGATCTCGCGGATGATCTCTAGATCGCCCTTGTCGATGGTGATAGCCCCTCTGTTATTGCGACCATCGCCCAGCCAAACGCCCAGAACGTATGGGTCGATGGGCAAGGGCTTCTGGTCAAACCGCAGAGGGGCAGCCACCTTGATCCGGTAACGCGGCCGGCCGTCGTAGGTCACGCTCCTGGCAATTTCCTCCGTGCTGACCGTAACAGTCTTGTACTTCTGCGACGCGTCCCTGCGAGGCTTATACCGCTTTTCGACGGTCCACAGGTGGTTATCGGTGGCGATCAGTTCGCTGCCATCGTCAAAGCGAACCCGATAAGTCTTCCTGAGCAC